GAGTGGCCTGCCGTGGCCGATGTATCGCGCCAGCGGAAGGCTCGCCGGCGTGACGCCGGCCAGCTTTTGGCGCCACGCGATGGCGCGCGCTTCGAGCGCACCGAGCCGGGTAGCGCATAGGAGGACATCACGACAGATCGCCGCCCAGGCCTCGCCATGATCGACCGCGAACGCAGCAGCCTCTTCGGCGCGGGCGACATTCTCCTTTTTGGAAAGCGCGTCGAGCACCAGGTCAAGCGCCTCGATTTCGATCTCCAGCTCCTGCCGGCGCGAGGCTGCCGGCGGCAACTTGAGGCCGGCCGGCGCGAAACCGTTCAACAGCTCGACGGCGCGTCCGCGGACCATCTCCGCACGCGGAGCTGCGGGCTGCGACTCCGGTTGACCCGCCTCGGCCGCGCTAAAAAGCGCCGCTAACTCCACGCAGTGCCCTTGGCGCTGCGTGTTGTACACGCCGGTGAGCCTCGCGATCTCGGCGACGGTCGATTCGTGGATCTGTTCGCTATTCATGATCGAATCCTATTCCCCTTCAAAAGGCCCAAATGCACGACGTGCATTTTATTTTCGACTTCGGCGCAGCCGCCGGAAGCGTTGAGCGAGCGTCCAGATTTCAGCGGGGTCCGCAGGGTCGAGCGCCAAGCGCCGGGCGACGATTGAAGCGGCATGGCGCGATTTGCCTTGCCGCTCCAGTACCGCGATCTGCGTCATCGCTTTGGCATTCTGTTGCCGGTTGAGCTCGCTCGGCCGCTCCGCCGGCCCTGCTTGGTCCACAGGGTCGGCGACGGCCGCCATTACGCGCGCGACCGTGATCTCGATCGGACAGCGCCCGCCTACCGCATCGATAATCGCAACTCGAACAGCAGCCGAGATCGCCAGGATTTGGCGCGCGTTAGCGGTCACAGGACCCGCAAATCCCGGAAATCGTAAACTGAACCGCTGCCCTCGGGGTTGAGCGACATGCGATCGATCGCGTTCATTGCGGCCGCCCAGGGGTCGATCTTCGCGTCGCCGGCATTCTGCTTGGTTGCCCGGATCGCGGTCGCGGTCGGTTCGATCTTGACGTTGCCGACGCACCAAGCCATGAGCGAGCTGCCGCCGTGGATCAGAGTGCCGTTGGCGAGGCGGCGCTCGGCCGTTTTGATCGCGTTCATCAGCCGGTAACCCTGGCCGACGCCGACCAGCATCTTGTTGTCTTCGGTGACGTCGATCGCCGCGAGCGCGTCGACGAGCTCGCCGAGCCCGGCCGGGTCGACCGCGACCTCGGCGAGGATTCCCCGAGCCTTGATCGCCTCGATATGCGCGACGATCTCCGACATATCCTCGAGTTCGTCGTCGACGATCGTCAACTCGCCGGCTTTCTCGAAATCGCGCAGCAGCGCCGCGATCGATTTCCGTTCCTCGAGCACGCCCTCATGGCACCATGCGTGCGACCAAAGAAGCCAGCGTCCCGCCGCCGCCCGGTCCTCGGCGACGGGCTTCTCCCGGCCGAGTACAGCCAGCCCAAATAGATCGTCGAGGCCGCCGCCGTCGATCCCTACGACGACGACGTCGCTGCGGTCGAGCAGAACGTCGAGGGTCAATTCCGCGTCGGCCCGGCGCTCCCAGTATTTGACGCCGGCCCAGCCGTCGAACCGCTGCCCGATGCCGATCTCGACGTTGAAATGTTGGGACGCGATAAGCGCCAGCTTTGCCGGCCCCTCGCTCTCCGCGGTGCGCAGCTCGCGTTCGAGGAAGGCTTCGTCGACCGATCGGCCGAGATTGGGATTGACGAGGCCCCAGTTTTTCCGGTCCTTCCAGCCGCCATCCTTTGCGAGACGCTCGGGCAGTTCGTAGAGGACCGCCAGCATCGGGAGATCAAGTTTGCCATCGCGCACCGCGCGGGCCCGGGTCAGTTCGGCCTTGAAGACGCCCGAGGGCTGCTTTTTCGATTGGGTCGTGATCTGCATCAGGAACCCGTCGGGGCGCGCCGCGAGCGCTCCGCGCAGCTCAACGAACACCTCGGAGGCGTTCGATTTGGTGGCGAAGACATGGGTCTCGTCGATCAGGCAATAGGTCTGCTTGCCGCCGGTCACGACGTCGACGTCGGCCGCCTTGATCTGGAGTTGTGCCCCCTCAAGCCCCTCTCGCCAGTCGGTAATGGTCCGCTGATGGCGGGTCGTGTGAAATTTCGGGGCGAGTTCAGAGTCGAGCCGGATCATCCCCGAGGCCTGCCGATAGGTAATATCGGCGATTTCCTTGGTCGGCGCGATCAGCACCCCCTCCGCGGCAGGACGCCGGTTCATGATCATCGCGGTCAGCATGACCCCGGCCGACCCCGTCGATTTCCCGTTCTTTTTCGGGACGAGTTCGAATACCTCCTGGATCATCCGGCGTTGCGTCTCGGCCTCATAGGCGCCGAACAGAGCCGCCACGACGGGGAGAAACCAGGGGAGCGCCACGTCGAGCGTCGGGTACCCCGCAACGTCCGGTAGCCGCAGCCGCGAGAAGATCCTGACCGCGCGCGCCGCCTCGTCGTCGAACAGCGGCAGATCCGGCACGAGCGAGCGACCGGCGAGGATCCGCTCCTCCCAATCAGGACAAGCCAACGACCAAGTCAATGCACCCTCCTGGGCTTCAAATCATCGCCCCAGGCCGACCCCTCGGCCGCTGGCGCTTTGGCGGCGAGCCCGGCCTGTTCGCGCTTGGACGCATCGACCTTCGCCGGCGGCGCGGTACCGAGGCCGCGATCCAACAGCCCGCGAGCGGCGCTGACCCGAACACTTTCCGAATGCCCTTGGGTTGCGATGCGCTGAAGCGCGACGATCGCCAAGCTGGAGTAGCCGCGGGCGAGATTTCGGATCTCGGTTGCGACCGTGCGGCTCGGCGCCGAGCCGAGAAACGGCAGCGTCAAGGTTCCCGCGGCGTCAACGACTGGTCGTCCATAGGCCCGATCGAGGATAGTGGTTGCCGCGGCGACGGTGGCGGCCTCGCTCGCGCCGTGGGTCAACTGCTTAACCAGGACCTCAAGGGCCTCATGGGCATACCGCTGCGCAATCGGCTCGATCTCCTCGGGCGCTTGCTCGGCGAGCGCTGCCGCAACGTCAATCGGGGCCATCGGCCGCAGCTTCGGTTTTCGGCCCGACCCAACGCGTGTCCCGCCCCATCCTCGCTTCCGACCGTCGCTCATCACCTTGATTACCTTGATTAAAAGTCACTTGAAAAAGCTCTCATCGCCAGGACGTTTTTTCCGCGCATGACACCAACGCGGTTGCACGGCTCGACCATGGCCAACACCGACACCCCCCTACCCCTCGCCCATCCGAACCGCCCGGGTTGCCATGGTTTTGCGCTCATGGCAGGAGGCGCAGCGGGCGAGCCCATTGCGCGCATCGAACGGCGCGCCGCCATCGCGCAGTTCCTTCACATGATCCGCGTAGAGCTTGCCGGAGCGCGACCGACCGGGTTGGTGGCCCGGGTCCTGGCATCGGCCGCCGGATCGGCGGATGACCTCGGCACGCCAGAGGCGATACTCCGGGGTCGAATAGATCGGGAGGGCGGTCTTGGGCGGAGGTGTGAGGCGGCGGCTATCGGCTGTCCTGAGGCGCGGAGGGGATGATTTCATAGCTCGACCACCGCGACGTTGCCGCCGATATAGCGCGCGACCTCCGCAAGGAGGATGTCTCGACCGCGGCGGTAGTCGCTGATCTCTTCGCTCGTCAGTCGGTCCGGCACAGACGGTTCCCACTTCGTTTCGATCGCGGCCGTCCCGTTCTTCAGCGACGACACCGGCAGGCTTATTGTGCAACGGTAGCGGCAGCCGACGCGGAACGTCGTCGAGAGGGCGCCACTCACTGCGCCCGCTCCTTTGCCCGAGCGCGCTTCGCGGCGCCCTCGCGCGCGCGTATGCGCGTGGGGGGGTATGGGGGGGTTGACCGCACCCCACCGCCGCACGACCGCCGCACAGCCAATTTCAATGACTTGCAGACAACCGCCGCAACCGCCGCACCCCACCGCCGCACGACCGCCGCACAGCCAATTTCAATGACTTGCAGACAACCGCCGCAACCGCCGCACGACCGCCGCAACTGGCTCATGGGTTGCCCTCCGGTACGCGCTCGATCCGGCGCCGCTCGTCGCTCCGCCTGCCGTACAGGACGCTCGTGATGCGTTTCTCGGCGAACAACACCTGCATCGCGCGCTCGAAATCGGCGTGGCGATAGCCTTCGCGATCGGGACGTTGCGCAAAGAGTCGAGGCGCATAATTCCCGGCGCGGATGTTCGATGACACCGCCTGCCCCTCGGCCAAGAGCCTGTCGACCAGGTCGAGAAACACCCGCTCCGCCGCGCGGCGTTCAATAGCCCCGATGATGCCGGTGGCCTGCTGTTGCGTTACGAAGACACCCTCTTTCCACCGCAGTTCGACGGTCTCGGCGCGGGGCGCATAGTTCGCTTTGACCCGCGTCAGGATCCGCGCGTCGGGATCCGGCGGATCGCCCGCCTCGGCCGAGGGAGTCGATAGGTAAAGGCGCGATCGAAAGGTTGCATCCCACGCTGTCGACCCACTTTGGCCGGTGCCATCGTTCTGCCCCGACCGCGACGGATGCGCGAGTGCCAGGACGGCGCCATCGATCTCGCGCGCCAGCCTTCCTAGACAGGCTTGAATAAACTGCCGGACCTGCCCGCGGTTGTTCTCGTCGCCGCCGAAGCAGTCGGCGACAGTGTCTATCACCGCTAGCCGCGCCCCGAATGCTCGCGCCTCACGCACTAAGCGACCGAAGAAAGCTGTCAGCTTGGGCTCGCCGTGGTCGAAGGTCATCAGCAGATTGTTGTAGCCTAACCTGGGGAGCCACCGCATCGCGCCCAGATCGGCGAAGTTGACTTCGTACAGCCGGTTGATGTCGGCTTGCCGTCGGTGCAGCTCCTCGGCGCTATCCTCGCAGAAGACACCCATCGACTGCATGTACACGACGGGGCGCCCAAGCCAGGGCTTGCCGATGGCACTCGCGGTCAGGAGCTGTTGCGCAGCGAGCGTCTTGCCGAGGCC